TTTGGATTTTCTTTCTTGATCTTGTCGGCCATCTTCTCAGCCGTCTTCTCTACCTGTTTGGGCGTGAAGGCTTCTTTCAGCGCCTCCTTGGCTTTCTGCTTACCCTTTTCTTTAAGCGACCCGCCAATAGCTAGGCGCATGACATCCAAATTATCGGTAAACGTTACCTTGCGATTATTGACTGCACCGCCTTTTTTATAAGGCTGACCTTTGATGGCCGAGTCCTTGGCCTTAGGCGTGAACTCAAACATATAAACTTTTTCTTTTATGGGAACTGGACCTTTATCCGATGCGCCATATCCAGTCAAAGTCTCGGTCTCATAAAAATTACCACCTAGTTTCTTAGCGTACTTTTCGAGGTATTTCTTTAACGCCTCGTCGTAAAAATACAGCATCCCCTCTTTACGGGGCTCGTGAATACCAACGTCATTCTTATTCATTGATTTCCAGACCTTGTTGGTAATGCGCTCTACCTTTAACTCGGTCGGATCACGCAGGGTCAGTTCAACAATCCGCTTAAGATCGTCCCTGGTTTTTACAACGTCTCCGTCGCGGCTTTTTAAAATACCTCGGGCTCGGGCTTCAGCCTCAATATTTACGCCAGCAGCCTGACCTCCACGCTGTTCTGTGGACACAATTTTCCATCCTTCGGGGACTTTCTCCCAGGCAAATACATCGGTTCCGTAGCGGTCAATGTGCGGCTTTGCTGAAGAGAATCCTACGCGATCAAACCCTTTTTGAGCGGCGTCGTGCAGGACCGCCTTTACGGTAAGCTCGTGCCAAGTGTCTTTAAATGGAGCATCAGGAACTTTATTTTGCCATTCTTTAAAACCTTTTCTAACTTCTTCTTTTGAATTTTCTAACTCATCAAGTTCTTCGTTTAATTTTTTTACCTCTGGGTGATCTCTAAATGCTTTTCTTATATCAACAAACGGCACAGAAATGTAGTTTGGCAACGCATTTTGCTTTTTATATTCTGGTTCAAGACTTAAATAAACTTCTCGTAAATTTTTAACAATTTGATCATGCTTTGAAGAAATATCTTTTAATTTTTTAGATGCCAATTCAAATTTTGCTTGGTCTTCCTTCATAAAATAACCGTTGTCCCGGCCCGCCTGGTGCCAGTCGGACTGCACCTCGTCAACATAAAGCATTCTTTTGCCTTCGGTGTCTTCCCGCACTTGGGTTCGATAGTGCGATAAGACATCCTCTTCGTCCCAGTGATCACCGTGAAATGAACGCTTACCTGTGGGTTGCGGCAGGATAATCTTCATCTCCTCGTAATCACCACCGCGATCCAATTGATATTTTGAGTATTGAGTTGAATTTTGTTTCATCAACCCCATATCCATGGCGTGTTGATTTGCAAAACCCTCGGCGCTTTCAATGTTTTTAAAGAAACGGATTTGAAGATCTCCGGTCTGCGATCGTTCTTTCAGGTATTCGCCATTCGGAGTTTGGACCGTATATCCTGTGTCATTACTACCAACTATTTCGTAACCTGCATTATTGAAGGATCGGTAATAAGGATCGTTGTAGTATTCCGTATAAGCAAGATCGTAAGCCTTTTGTTTTTTATTGGCCTCTACTGTCTCGTCAATACTTGCCAAGATATTAGGATCTTTTAATTCCTGATCGGTAAAGTTGCGCATGACATTTTCACGCAACCCATCAATTCCGCCTGGATAATAATCTTCAAACTCATTTTCAATATCTGCGGCACGAGATTTTATGTAATCGTTGTTATCAATAACCTCGGCTGCACTAAATTTAAAATCCCGAACATCACTGCCTTCAGTCGCCCTTACAGCCTGTAGCGGCATCCGGTTTTGTCTTGCATAGGTTGCAATTGTTTCTCGGCTCCGTGGCTTTGTTATGCCAGCCAGAATGTCTTTCATACCGCTATATTCGAGTTCCTCGTCGCTTACCCCGGCGTTCTTAAAGTCAGCCAGCCAAGCATCTCCGGTTCCTTCTTTGCGTTTAAAGTTAAGCGCAGCCTTCTCCATCTTAGAATAAAGGCCCAGGTCATCGGCAGGAGCAAAGACCTCCATCTTGGAGCCTGCAGGCTTGGGCGGTTTTTCTAAACTCTTTAACCACTGCTCGGTGGTCTGACCGACCGGCTGAATCGATGCACCGACCGGGAGGTTCTTGAGTTCAGCAGGGATTGCGGCATCCACATTTCGGGCTGCCTTTCCAGCGATCTCTGCCAACTGTCTGCCAAGGCCAGGGATGTAAGACGCACCAACCTCTGGCAAAAATGGCACATCGGGGATCTTGGCTCGCTCAATCGCCCGACCGAACGGCTCTAGCGTTTCTCCGGTTCTACCTAGGGCATAGATTCCATACTCAGACTCGGGCAGCACCACCTCCTGAGCAAACTTCTTAGCAGCATCTTCCCCTTGCGCTAGGGCTACAAAAGGGGAGGCTAAGGATCGGCCGATGATGGACTGGATGGTTTGGCCAGCCTCAATGCCGCCTCTTAGCTTCTCGCCAAAAGGCTTGGCCTGCATCTTGGCTTGGCGCTCTGCCTCAGCCCGGCGCCTTGCGTCTTCTTCCTCAAAAATCATCTGTCTTGCAATGTCACCTTCAGGTCCGCGGGACATCTGCACCGGAACGCCTGCGGCTAACTGCGCCTGAATCTGAGCAGCATTACCGCCGCCCTGCATCCTTACCTCGCCACCCGCTGCCATCTTCGGTTTATCAGGCATACCAAGTAGATCACGAAGCTCGCTAGTCACGGCTTTATCAGCTGCCTGTTTAGCTCGCATCGCTCGGACCGCTTTTGTGGTCGCCACCGCTCCGGGGACCATGCTCAGGGCAGCAAACGCTCCCTCAACCCCCGCACCGATGTAGTCGCCTTCCCTGGCTGACTGCATGGCTGCCTCACCACCACGGACCGCTTCTTGAGTCTGTAGCGCCGTGCCAACGAATGGCAGAAAGTCTGCAACCCCGCCGATCGGAAGGGCAGAGCTCGGGCCGCCCATTACTGTTTGTGCTCGCTGGCGGGCCTTGTAGCGGTCCATGCCCAGCTTTTCTAGACCGGACTGCAGGCCAGAGGACATTCGCTCCCGTATCGTCGGGTCATAGGGCTTCATCTCAGGCGTGCCCGGTGGCAGCGCGGGCGGGGTCTCTGGCTCCGGTGACTGAGGCGTCATGACCAGGTCAGCGAGCTGTCTGCCGAACTCAGACACGATTTAGCCCTCTAAACGGCATATGGGTTTTCTTTCTTACGAATGCCTGCATCGATGTAATCGTCCTCATCCAAACCCTCTGGCGGTGGCGGGTCGATGTTCAAGAACCCGGCGTCTCGCAGATATCGAAGCGCCTGGCTCATCGCATCGCAGAAGTCGTCATGATCGGTATTCGGAAACGAGCAGACCTGACTCACCATGCCTTCCGCCCAGTCTCGCACATACCCAGATCTGTTGCTACTCTCCGGCACCCAGACGCGTCCTGCGCGGATGATGTTGGCCACAATCGATAGTCGCTGGACCTTGTCTGCCCGACCAGGGTTGTATGACCGCACCGGTACGTAGGCACGCTGCAGGTCTTGGATGAGGGAGATGCCCGCGGCCTTGTCTTCTACCAACACCAGGTCGACCCGCTTACGGTCATTGCCATCGCCGAAGACGGTCTCGTACTCGTCGATGACCTTGGGCTTAAGATCAGGGTATTGCAGGCGATCTTGCCAGCAGTCGATGATGAGCACCGACATGCCGCCGTCTTGGGGCTTGAACACCCCGAACGTGATGCAGGCGGTCGGGTCATTCTGGGCCTTCTCGGTAAATGCGCAGTCGTAGGACTGGAGCACGAACTCAAGCCTGGGAATCGGCTTATCAGCCGGCCAGAGCTTGAACCACTCCCGGTGGACAATACCGCCCTCCTCTGGGTCGATGATCTCGGCGTATATCTCCTGCCGGCCGATCTTGGTGCCCTCGTACTGCAGGATCTGATTGCGAAAGCTCGGGGCCAGGTTATCTAGGTTCGCGTAGGTCGAGGCGGTCGTCAGGTGGACGTCTTCCCCTTCCCGGCCTATGAGCTCGACGATCAGGTCCTTCGGCTTCGGGGTGGTGGTGGCCATGATCCTGGTGCGATCGCCCAGGCGGACAGAGAACATGATCATGTCCCAGGCTTCCTGTAGGTAATCCCAGGCGGCTAGCTCGTCTAACCAGGCGCCGTGATACTGGCCACCGCGGAACCGGTCGGGTTCAGACGCCGGCACGCCCTTGATCAGGCTGCCGTTGGTCATCTTGATCTCGTGATAGGCCCGGTTGTAGTCAGCGATTAAGACCTCGGGAATCACGGCCAGTAGCCCTGACTCACCCTCAAAGCAGGTCGACCGGACATCCATTGATGTCGGCGCTGCGACCAGCCAGCGGGTATCTGGCATCTCCCAGGCCCACCAGCCCACCTGTTCCGCGGCCGTCCTGGTCTTGCCAGCGCCTCGGCCGGCTAGCATGAGCCAGATGGTCCACCAGTCCCCCGGCGGGACGATCTGGTGCCGGTGAGCCTTAATAAGCCACTTTGCCCGCCAGGCCCATGCCGCCTGGTAATCGTGGGGCAGGGTGGCGAACTTGGCATGCGTCTCTGGGTCGGCAAGCAGCTCGGCCAGGTCACTCATTAGACCTGCTTTTTTAGCTCAAGATTGTTTAGAATGGTCGAGAATAGGTTCTTGGTCTCGATCTGGGCGTTGATCTGCAGGGGGTTCTCTTTGTCCCCGGCAAGCTCTACCCGGTCGCCGTAGCGCTTGGGGTTCCATTTGGCCAGGAGCTTCAGACCGATGTCAGCGCGGGCCCGGATCAGCTGGACATAACCAGAGTCAATCCGGCCGCCGCCCTCCGACAGAATGCGCTCGGGCTCCACCTGCATGTCAATCCAGATCTGCTCGGCGATGGCGTCCTGGCCAACTTCACGCGCGCGTGCGATTGCTCCCGAAAGATCTTTATCCTTCA